TTGGGCGGAACGGGCTCTAAACCAACGGGGTGAGGCGCAGCCGGCCTCACCCACCCTCTAACGGGCGTGATAGCGAGTAGCTGCCGCCGAGCTGCAAGGAGGTAGGAACCATGACGGAAGAAGGCAAGGACAAAGAAGGTGGAGCTGGTGAAGGTGACGACGAGAGGATGGTCCCCCTGAACGTAGTCACGTCTATCAGGGCCGACGAGCAGGCCAAGCGCACAGCCCTCGAAGCTCAAATCGAGGAGCTAGAAGCGGAGAAGGATGTTCTGAGTCGGGCCGACGAGCCTGCGTATACGGGGAAATACGACGAGGAGGATAGGGCTGAGGTCAAGAGCATCGCTCAGGGCTTGCTGGAAGACCAACTTGGCCCATTGGTGAGCGTCATTGAGACGCTCGTAGGGAACACTCAGAACAGCGCCCTGAAGTCCAAGCTGGAGGGCGTTGAGGGTCTTCCCGCAGAGATGACCGATGCCCTGTTGGGGAAGGTGGAAGATTACAGGGCAGAAGCAGCGAAGCAGGGGCGAACCATTACACACCAAGAGGCCCTTGGTTATCTGCTGGTCGAAGACCTCCCCGGCGTCGTCAAGTCAATCAGCGAAACCTCCGAGGAGAGCCGCAAGACGGCTCTGGACAAGAAGAGGGCAGCCGCGATGGTCGCTGCCGGCGGCGGGCTCCCTGTAGGCGTGCCAACCGAGTTGGACAAGGACTGGCACAAGTCTCTGCCTGATGGGGTGGACCCCGCTGATTTCGCTCTGGCGAGGGTGCTGGAGGCGAGCGGCGTAGAGCTTCCCGGCCCCTCTTAGACAAGGAGGGCTAAATGCCTGGAGGAGCGACGATAACCACAAAAGTCCTCGCGGAGACACTCTTTGAGCTGTCCCCGGTAATGGAGGACAACATCTCGCAGATGATTCCCCTGTTTTGGTTTCTCAAGGCAAGGGGTCAGGTGATTGAGGTGGATGGTGGTTATGACTTCCGTGAAAGGCTGGCGTATGGAAAGGGTTCGTTCGGCTACTACGAGCGATTCGGGACCCTGGACACCACGCCGCAGGAAGGATTTACACACGCCATCTACTTACAAAAGCGGTGCGCCGGGTCAATCGTGGTCGAGGAATGGGACGTTCTTCAGAACAAGGGTCGCCATGCGATTGGGCAGCTCGTGAAGGACACCCAGCTACAGACCGAGATCACGATGGCCGAGGAGCTGGGTGAGGACCTTTTCAATGACGGGTCCGACTCGGCCCGGATTCATGGGCTTCAGCACTTGGTAGCTGACGCCCCGACCTCCGGCACTGTCGGTGACATCGACAGGTCGGATGCAACCAACTCGTGGTGGCGGAACAACATCTACACCACCGCGCTCTCCACGTTCGAGGCCACCTGGCTCAACGGCTGGCACGTCTTTCAGCGCCTCTACATCGCTGCCAGCAAGCGGGCAAACGATGGTCCGAACTTCATCGTGACTACCGATGACATCTATCGGTACTACACGGCAGGCCCCGCCGACAGGCTCCGGTTCCAGGGCGGCACACCCACTCAGATGGCCGAGGCCGGGATGGCGGTGGCTGGTTTCCACGGAGCAGCGGTCACGTTCGACGCGTTCTGCCCCGCAAGCCACGCCTACTTCCTCAATACCAAGTATTTGAGGATGAAGGCTCTGCGTGGCGCAAATTTCGTGATGAAGCCAACGAAGACTCCAGCGAATCAGCCGTGGGTCGACATCGGAGCCCTCGTCCTGATCGCACAGCTCACCATGAGCCAAGCTGCGAAGCAGGCCGTGGCCACCAACATCACAGGTTAGGGAGGAGTGAAACGATGAAGCGACTACTGAACATCATCGCTACATTGGCCCTCATCCTCGTGATGGTGGGGCCAGCGTGGGCTACAGAAAGCCCAATGGTAACGGGCTTAACGGATACGGATTATCACGATGTGACTGTCCGAAACGTCTGCTACAAGGCTGCGGTTCAGTGCACGATGGCACCGGGCGACGTCGTTGTATGGGTTCCAAACGCGACGTACCCCGGCAAGGACGTGAGCAAGATGGACGTGGCGGACTCTACCCGTATCGCTGGAGTAATCATCGGCGATACGGCGGGGAACTCAACAAGTATCGCCTCTGGCGAGTACGCCAAGATGAGGATTTGGGGCTACTACGCCTTTGTGAGGACGACGGGCTCTCCTGTTATCAACGCCACGCTCGGCGCATCGACAACGGCCGGTGTGGCTGCGGCCGGGAACGGACTCGGCCAGGTCATCACGCTCGCGCCCGACTCCACGAATACGAACCTCCGTGGGGTGATGATCCGGACGATGGGCAACTGGGCCGATTAAGGCCCTAGCGGCTGAGGGAGGGCCTTCTCGCCTTGCATGGGGTGATTTGAGGCTCTCCCTCGGGCCGGGGGAATGAACGATGGGCATGGCGTGGGGTCCGACCCCGCCTAGGTGTTGGGGGTGCTGTAGAGACTACGGCATAAAGAAGTCTCTGCTCACGCATATTTGCTTTCTCTGTTGGGCCAACGGTATTACGGAGTGGCGTGAAGACCAGTACTTCCACGGCCAAGGGGACTAAGTGATGGGCTGGGCGGTCGTTATCTTTCTGCTGATTCAGTCGTTCTTCCTCATCCCGCAGGGCGGGCTGGAGGGGTTCGCGGCCGTGCCTAAGCTCGGCTCTAGGGTAAGTGTCCCTAGAGAGCTTTTGACCCTGTGGGCGATCTACGCGCTCATCGGCTACGTTGTGATAAGGGGGACCGTCCGAAAGCCCCCCAAGTGCCTTTTCTTCGGGCTCTTCTTGGTGTGGGTGGCGATTCAGGTCATCTACCCCACGTCTTACTATTTCAAACAGGTCTTCTTCTACATCAATCCGTTCGGCCTGAAAATCTTCCACTACATCCTATTCTTCAGCCTAGGGTGGTGGATGCTGTCCGGGGTCCTGACCAGACGCGATGTGAGGATTATCGGGACGGGGCTGGTGGGGATCGGGCTCATCCACTCGATACTCGTCATCGCCCAATGGGCGGGCCATCCCCCAATTCTCTGGCTTCCCGCCAAGTGGATACCAGTTGACCCGAAGCACGTTGTAGGCTTCGTCGGCAACACTTGGCACTTGGCGGCGTACCTCGCCTTTATCGTACCTCTGGCTTTAGACCGATTCCGCTCCACATGGGCCAACTTGATTGTCTATCTCCTGCTCGGGCTCGCCCTCTACTACACCAAAAGCACGGCGGCGGTCATAGCTGCTGTCGTGGGGGTCTTGGTTTACGGAGGGAGGGAACTCTTTCGGGGCTGGGCGGCATTTGCGATGGTCGCTCTTATCATAACTGTTCCTGCATACATCATTGCCGTGGACCGGCCCGGACAGTTCGATTGGGACCGCTACTACATCTGGAAGACCACGCTCAAGATGGTGGCTCCGCCTGGGTTCAGGACCGAGATACAGATGGTCAAGCGAGACGAGCGGTTTCTGCCTCCAGCGACGGCCTTTGCAATCGGCTACGGTCCGTCAGGGTATCAGAGGGTTTTCCCGGCGATGAGCGGGAGGGTCAACGGAAACGTCTATTTCAACTATCAGGGGTCGGGGTCGGCGTTCATCCATTCCGACGGCAGAAGGCAAGACCTCACCAAGACCGCTGGATATGCTCGGCCCACTCCAACTCTCCATGCCCACAACGAGCCGCTGCAAGTCTTGTTCGAGCATGGGCTTATCGGCTTGCTCCTGGTTGCGGGTACCGTGTGGTGGTTCGTTAGGCGGACAAGTCATTACCTCTTTCTTGCCGAGGATAGTGAGGTTAGGAGGCTGGTCGGCGTTCTCTCAGCCATAGGGACGCATAGCCTTCTGTTCCAGACCTTTCACGTTGCACAGCTCGCCACCGTGGCCGTCGTGGGCGCGGCTGGCCTGTTCGTGCTGACGGAAATGTGAGGACTAGCCAATGGCCCAGCCAACCATAACACCCGGTTCGTTCAATAAGTTAGTAGCATCCGCCGGGGTCGCCGAGGCGTTGAGTTCGGTCTCCCTCAAAGTCATGTGGTTCCTCGTGCAGGCGATTCCCGGTAACACGGGGAACGTATTCCTTGGCGCGAGTGACGTTGACAGCACAAGGGGGCTTGTCATAGAGCCTTCAATGTCGCAGCCGGTCAACCTGGATGTTCCCGACGCCTTCCATGCCGGTGGGCTCAGGCTTGACCTGTCTGAGTGGTACATCGACGCCGCCAATAGCGCTGACGGCGTTGTTGTCCTCTACGGGCTGTATCCGGGGGATTGATGATGAATAAGAACCGAAGCTCACTCAACCAAGTCTTCGCCGTGGTTTTAATTGCGGCGATGGCCCTTGTCTACCAGTTCACCCCCCGGTTCTTGCACGTCGGCAGTCCAGGGCCAGCGATGGCGGGGTTCGGCTCGGCGAGGGGCTTTCCTTCCATTATCACCAAGGCCATCAGGCACACCGCAGACATAACCCTCAACGATGATGTGCGGTTGTTTTGGGGCACCGACCAGGACGCCAATTGCGAGTTGAACGGCGGGACTAACTTCATCTGCTCCGGGCCATCAGGCGCCATGGCGCAGTTTGGCAAGGGTGCTAATCAGGTAAACATTGGCGATGGTGCCGGGACAAATGCGCCCATATTTCAGCTTTCAGGAGATGGGGATTATACTTTTGGAACCGTTGGGACAACCGATGCGACTATGAAAGTGTCGGGCAATACTGAAAAGTTTATATTCCAAGACGGTAGTACGATTGGCTTTGTCATTGACGGTGCGAACCAGCTAGTTGCTGGCGATAAAGCTTCCGGCGGCGACCTCACGCTGATGAGCACCACGGATGCGACGAAGGGCAGTATTCTTTTTGGGACCAGCGGTTACGATGAGACCAATAACCGCCTTGGCGTAGGGACGGCTGCGCCGGATGAAGACTTGGAGGTTTTCGGGGCCTCTTCCATACTGCGCCTTCGTGACTCAGGAGCCACAGAAGATGCAACTCTAGCTTTCATGGAATTTGGAGGCACAGATACCGGGTCTTGGGTTAGAACAGGATATGTGGGTGACATAAGTAGTGCAAATAGACATATACATCTACAAGCAGAACTCAGCGAGTTGCATCTTGGAGATTCTTCCGGAGGTTCGGTATTGGTGTTGTCAGGGGGTCAGGTAGGTATCAATGCAGCTACACCAATCACCCCCTTGACGCTTGGCAGCGGCACATTTAGCATTAAGGAGCTGGCTAGCGCAGATGCGCCTACGGCTGCATACGGCCAGCTATGGGTCAAGACCGCCACCCCCAACACCTTGCAGTTTACGAATGATGATGGCGCAGACTTTCCCTTAGGCGACCATGATGCGCTCGTAAACTTCGCCGCAGGCGAACACGTAGACGAGGCCGCGATTGACCACGGTAGCATAGCGGGTCTTGCGGACGACGACCACACGCAATACATCTTAGTTGGTGGGACTAGGGCTTTTACAGGCGAGCAGAGCATGGGCACGAACAAGCTCACCAACGTCGTAGACCCAACAGTAGACCAGGATGCGGCTACGAAGAAGTACCACGATGACAACGCTGGTGGTGGGGCACTTCAAACCGTATCCTTTGGAGGAACTTGGGATGGTGCGGGGAACTTCCTGTGGTCTAACGGTCTATCGGCCGATGGCGACGAAGCAACCAGCACATCACAAACCAGGCATGGAGCCGTAGCGGGAACAATACAGAAAATGGTGTTCTATCACGCGGGCAATCTGTCGAGCAACAACGCCACCATCAAAATCCACGTCAACGGTACCCCGGCAGCCACGAAAACCGCAACTGGGGCCGCCGCCACGGCTGATGTATTTAACGCTATCGGCGTGGCCGTGAATGACGGCGACATAATTGAAGTGGAATTTGATGCAGGCTCTACGAATCCTGGCCAGTCAATGGTCACAATCATGATTGAGTAGGTGAAATCTTGGACGACCTGCGGAACTGCGACAATGCGCTAGACCACGACTTCAGCGGGAGGGCGTGCAGGCCCCGCAGTAGCGTGGTCATAAGTCAATAATGAGAACCTTTCTACAAATGAAGCAGGCCCTACAGCGCAGGGCCAGAAACACGACGATATCAGAGGTTTCGTCTTCGCTGCAGGATTGGGCCGATGACGCCCGTGACTTCCTTATGGCGTGGCCCTGGGAGAGCCTCAAGAGGACGTGGACGCTCACCACGGTTGCCGACAAGGCCGAGTACGGGATAGCCGACCGCATCAGTGATATCTACGTCGTCAAGTTCACGACCGACATTGAGAAGATTCTTAACCCTGCCGACATGCAGGAGATTGACCGGGGCGACCCCAACCCAAGTACGACCACCTATCCCGATTTCTACTATTTGAACGGTGTGAGCAATGTCCAGAACCAGCCGTCCAGTGGGTCGGTAATTAGGGTTCAGTCCTCTGCGGGGGCCGACACGACTCAGAGCGTCCGGGTGACGGGCCTCGTAAGCAGCATCATCCGAACCGAGGAAATATCCTTGAACGGCACCACGCCCGCCTCCGGAAGCCTGACCTTCACCGAGATACTGGAGCTTGCCCTTGATGCGGTCTGCGCGGGCTTTGTGACCATTGACAGCAACTCAGCCGCCGTCACCAACGGGATAATCCCCCCGAACAAGATTTCTCAGGAGTTCACCATATTTGGGCTCTATCCCACGCCTTCGACGGCTGGCAAGACCCTCACGATAAGGGGCCACGCCGAACTCCTCCCACTCAGGAACGATGAAGATATATGGCCCGAGCAACTCCAGCAGTTGGCCATGCAGTACATCTATGCTCGTTGGCTGGAGTACGACGGCCATGAGCGAGCTCCGGGTGCGATGGCCGAGCTCACAAATCCGCTAAATGGAGAGGCGGGGCCGATGCTTCGAAGGGCGCTGGTTAAGGAAAGGCGCAGCCTCGACAGGACGCGCTATATCAGGGGCGGTAGGCGTGGAAAGCTCCGCTGGCCGCGACTGCTTGACCAGGACTTTCCCGTGGGGACTTGGTGATGGCGAGACGATATAGACCATTTCCCGTCCTGGCACCCCTTGGGGTGAACAACAGGGACCAGCGTATCGGTGGGTTCCTGCGAGAGGCCACGGACTCTCGAAATGTGGACTTCTTCGGTTCCTACATCGAGAGCCGAAAGGGCCGAAGAAGGTACAACACGGCTAGGAACGGCGATGGGCTGGACATAGTGAGCTTCCACTTCTTCAGGGATGAAAACGGTGTCGGCTATTTATTCAAGGTCGCCGGAGACAAGATATTCAAGGCAGACTCCTTGCTTCCCAATGGGACGTGGACGCTCAAGAAGGATGGCCTGACCGTTTCCGATGCACGGATGACCTCCGTTCCCTTCTACGAGGGGACCGAGATTATGCTGTGTCTGACCAACGGCTCCGATCCGCCCCTGAAGTACAGCCACGTCACGGATGCGATTTCTGAGCTTTCTACCGATAGCAATGTTCCCAAGGGTGCGCTTTGCTTCGTGCTTGCCCAAAGGCTGTTTATCGGCCCGATGGCTGCTGCCAATGAAGACCTTACATTCAACCACTCGGACTTCCTGGACGCCATAAGTGGCACGGCCTGGAGCGATGGAAACAATTTTATCCAGGTGGAGTCTCGGGGGGTTGCCAAAGCCGCCGTGACGATAGGTGACTCTGCCTACATCCTGACCGAGGACGAGATCCACGCTGTCCCTACGACAGGCGACGCCGTGAGTCCATTCAGGGTGGTTCAGGTGGCCAACGTGGGGACCCTCAGCCAGGAGAGCGTCAAGGTCATCCCAGGAGAGGGCTACTTCTGTTTCTTGGGCCGGGATGGGATGCCCTATTCATTCGACGTACAAAACAGGCTGGTTCCCATCGGGTCGAAGATTCCAGCCGTTCTGCTTGGAAGCGACGACTCGGACTACGGTGGCCTCAACAAGAACAAGTTCGATGGCGCTGTAGCTGTCCACGACAGCGAACTCGGGCGGTATCGTCTATACGTTCCCAACGCAGGGTCGAGCTACAACAACCTGGTTCTCGACTATTACTACCGGGTTCGGCTGTTTGACCTTGACCCCACAACAAAGACCGGGACGGGGCACTTGCTCGGCCAATGGTTCTTCTCGGACTGCGATGTGAGGGCCGTGGTCGAGGCGCTTGATGGGAACAATGACCGTGTGATTTACACCTCTTCCGGCAAGTCGGATGAGACGACAGGGACCGTGGCGATAGACTCCGATGGCAACGTCACGGGGACCGACACCGTTTTTGACCAGTCGATGGTCGGCGATGACTTCATAATCAGCGCCGGAACATGGGTTGTGAGTCAAGTCGATACAGGCACGGCTCTTGTTCTTACCTCATACGATGGCGGGACTCAATCAGCCGGCACGAGCTACACGATATCGAGGCGCGGGCTGGCGTACCAGGAGGATTACGGAACGAACGACGATGGAAAAGCCATTGACGCAAAGTATTGGACCCGCTGGTTCGATTTCGGAATGATGGGAGAGAACAAATTCGTACCTGAAGCCAATGTCCTGACCCGCAAAAGCGGGGCCTGGGACCTAGATGTGTATCACATGGTCGATTTCGAGGACGGCGAAGGGCTGAGAAACTTAATCGACCTCACGCCCGTCGGCGCTGTGGTTGGGACAGCCATAATCGGAACTGCCGTTATCGGCTCCGAGGGGGCCGTGCCGTTAATCGTTCCGACGAACACTTATGGCCAAGCGGTGAGGTATCGCATAGGCAACGGGAACCTTGACCAGACGTTCGCTTTCTACGGGATTATCCCGAAGTTCTTGCCCGCAATTTTCTGATGGGCAAGAGGAGGACGTTCAGGCCCGCAAGCCCGTATTCGGACGTTCCGGGCCTTGGTAGGGACTTAGAGAGGGTTGCCGACCTCTTCTTGAGGCCGTCGGCGTTCCGAAGGACGCCCTCTAGCGCGACGGACAAAGGCAATCCGGGGGATTGGGCTTACGATGCCAGCTATATATACATCTGCGTTGACACGGACATTTGGAAGAGGGTGGCTATCTCGACTTGGTAGGCTCGCTCTCTTCGTTGTCTTGGTGGTGGGCCTTGTCGGGTGCTCCCAGGATGAGCCGATATTCGTCAAGGCAGTCTCGGGGTTGTCCATTGAGGCCCGGATCGTCGAGGTCCATGCGGCCACCAAGGAACTGAGGGGCAATTACGAGGCCCTAAAGCTCCGATACCGTGAAATCGGGTCGGACCGCACCTACGCCCGAAGGATTCTTGAGGGCGCGGATGGGGACATAGCGATTCGGCTCAATTTCATCATCTCCATGACCAACGACCTTTTGAAGGCCCCATCACCCTACAACCTCATCAGGGTTCAATGGGAGATAGGGGAGACTGCAAAGCTCATGTTTGACCAGAATCGACGCATCAACCGCTTGAAGGAATAGTGCCATGAGTTGGACAGAATGGATTCTTTCGTTGTTCCGCAGGAAGAAAAAGCCGCTGGAGCCCATTGAGCCGGTCGAGCCTGCTGATTGGGATGAGTTCGAGCGGGGGAAAGAAGAGGAAAAAGATGAGACGGATAACTCTTAGCCTCATTGCCCTGGTCCTTGCCGCCGCCTCGCCCGCGTCGGCGGGAACGCTCAGTCTGCCGCGTGTCTCCACCGGGGATACCATCACAGCCAGTACGCTTAACGATCCCCGCGCTGCGACTGAGGCCGTGGTTAACAGCCTTGAGAACGTCAACATCTCTGCCACCGCCGCTATCGACGAGAGCAAGATACTTCACAAGTCCGGTGGACACGACCACAGCGGGGGCGCTGAGGGAACCAACGTCACCGGCGTAGCCCTTGAAGGTTACATCACCGGCCTTTGGATTGATAACAATTCCGGCGATGCCAGCCACGATATCGACATAGCTACAGGCAGGGCCAACGACTCCACCGATTCCACCAACATAGCAGTATCGGCCACCCTGACTGCCGCAATCGACACCCAGGGCGCTAATGGGATGGACGATGCCGACGACGTAGCCAGTGATGCCGAGGCAGACACTTGGTACGATATGCTTGTAATCCAGACCTCGGATGGTGCCACCCAGGCGGGCTACTACAACAAGAAGGGCACGTCCATGAACTGCCCGAGCGGGTACGCGGGTTGTACCTTCAGGGTCATTGGCTATGTGCGGACGGACTCATCGAAGAATATCCTAGCGTTCGGTCGTGTCCGGAACTACTTCAGCTTCGACGACCCGATTCAGGATGAGAGTGATGGGAGCATTGTAGATAACACCGCTGAGACTGCGACGCTTACTGTGCCACCCAGCACCTTGGCCCATGTGCGGCTTTATATAGTCAACAATGGGGGCAACAATGCCATAGCGGGTTTAGTCAGACCCGTCGGTGGGGCCGGCACCACATCAAATTACGACGAGGCTACTGTTATAGAACCTTATTCCATAGCCAATGTAGGCGTTTCTGGCGAAGCTCTAGTCCCTGCAGATGGCTCATCGCAAATCGAATACATGGGTCGTGCCAGCTCTGGGACTCTCACGATAGAGATAAACACCCTAGGTTTTTGGGACGATATTCATGTGCATTAAGAGAGAGATAAACTGATGGGTTTTGACTGCGCCAAGTGCGGAGCGTGCTGCAAGCTGTTTAACCCGTTTACGGGCCTTGGGCGTTGCCCTCAACTGACGGCAGATGGCCTCTGCTCGATATATGACGAAAGGCCAGATATTTGCCGGGTCGATGAGATGGCGAAGCGGTCCGGAGTTCCAATTGACGAGTATTACAAAATGGCCGAACTGTCTTGTGTGGCGCTTAAAGAGGCCGTGGAGGTAGCGGCATGACATCACAAATATTCAGAATAAGAGGGCTTTGGAACAGGGCTGCTTGCTTGGTTGCAACGGTCGCCACTTGGGGATTCGTGATTTTCGACCTTTTTCATTCCCAACCCCCTGGCATTGTATATGCTATCGAGCCCATGACGGCAATCGCGCTTGCCAGCCTTGTGGCTGGTGGTGCAAGCACAGCGAGTAAGTTTTTTGGCTCCAAGAAAAAGGAGACCACGACCAGGCCCCCCGTCGATCCGGGGATCGCCACGGGGCAAATCCAAGGCATTGAGCGGAGCCTTGGCGGGAGACCCGACTTTAATCAGTTCCTTCAAGGTCCGGGCAAGAGCCTATCCGAGGCCATAGCCCGTATCATGTCCGCCCCGGTACGGAAACAGGCCGGAAGGGCGAGTGGCCAGCGAAGGGAGACGGCCCGACGGCTCGGGACGCTGAGAACAGGCGGGTTCACGCGGCGGAACCAGATGGCGAACGTGGACCTCCAGGGGACGCTTTCCGGTATCAGCGACCGCGCCTTTCGTACCCTTCCAGGCATATTCCAGCAGACCGAGCAAGCCCCCTTCCAGCAGAGAATGAACTCCATCCTCCGGCTTCTCGGGATTCAATCTGGCCAGGGACCGACAACCACAACAACTACAGGTGGCGGGGGGGCTGGCCCCGCACTCGCCGCTGGTGGTGAGGCTGCTGGTGACTTTGGGAACCTCTTAGTCATGCTGGAAATGCTGAAGCGGATGCCACAGTAAGGCGCGGGGTGAGCCGGTGCCTTCTCCAATCGCAAAAATCACGGATGCCCTGCTCCAGCTCCAGAAGCTACGGGTCAGCCAGAGCAAGACCCGCCGCAAGCGCGAGAAAGAACTGTCGGCGGGTGAACAGAAGCTGGCTGACCAAAGGCTGAAGTTCCTAGAGAAAAAGCTCAAAGCCACCCAAGCCCAGCTAAAAGAGGTCTCAACCAAGAGGACGAAGGCTGCCGAGGCCGACGTGGACTTTAGGCCAGGTGAGCCTCTGCACGAGCAGGCAGGAAGGATTGCCAAGCAGAAGCGTCTGGGTAAGGCGCGGACAGGGACCAAGGCAGCCGTTAGAATCCTCCGCGAGCGGGAACAAGAGTTCAAGCGGCTGGGGGGTAGCGAGGCGGATGCGAAGCGGCTTAAATCGTCGCAGTTGAAGGCCCGAATCGTTTCCATGAAGGGCGAGGCGAAGAAAAAGGCGGCAGATGAGAAGTCGCTGAAGGCGAGGCGTGTCAAGGCGGCGACGGCTGGCTTACCGTTCCGGGAAAGCGATACGGACCTCAGCCTCGCCAAGAGGATAGGGGGAAGGAAGAGGCTTACCACCGCTCGGGGCAAGGCTCAAGCGTCGATTCGCAAGCTGAAAGAACGTGAGGAGGAGTTCAAGCGTGGGGGCGGGGACCCGAGAGTCGCCGAGACCATGACATCATCCCAGCTTCGTTCCGGCATAAAACGCCAGAAGAAGGTCCGATCTGATGCCGACAAGCTGGCCAAGGCCAAGGCGTCTCATATCAAGGAAGTCGATGGCCTAATCTCGACCGACAAGAAGACCGGGGAGCAGTTCGTCAATTTAACGGAACCCCGCAGAGTCCATCTCCGGAAAAGACAGGAGAGGCTATTCCCCGGCGACCCCGTTCCTCGGTCGCTGTGGGCTCCCGAAGAGGACCGCACCCTTGAGGATAAAATAGCCGCGCTAGGGCCCAGGCCAAGGGATCGGGGCGGGCTGGGTCGGCTCCTAGCGAACGTGCCAGGGTTTGGGGGTGGCGAGCTTGCCGAGGCAGATATTCAGCAGTACGACTTAGCAGTTGAGGAGATTACGAGAACTCATGTGGTTGCACCCGCTACAGGTATTGCTCCCACACAGCCAGGGCCAGCCCAAACACCCACAGGAAGACAACCCAAAAGGCTGCTCGGGAGAAAAGGGACCGCCCGCCAAGCCAACGGAAAAACAGCCAGAGGAAGTAAGCCGCTGGTACGCCGAACCAAACAAGATAGGTCAAGTGGTCCAGGAGCTGGTCAACCATTGAAGGCCCCCGCCGAGATGACGGACCAAGAGATACTTAACGCTCTAGGGGTAAGATAATGCCTGCCGTCGCAGAACGCAACAGGAGCCTCGAGCTTCTCTTGGAGGCAGACAGGCGGGGAATCCTCCCTGAAGGTAAGCTCGGCCTGCTGGATGAGGCCCTAAAGAGGGGCCTGGTTCCATTTGACCCCGAAGGGAGCGGCTTCGATTATGGGTCTGCTGAATCTCGGGGCATCACTAGGGACCCGGTATCTCAGCACTTCCAGAGTGCGGCACCCTTGGCTCCCGAGGAATCCGAGGCACTAGGTCTGCCGCCAGATACCAGCAGAATACTTAAAGGCAGGAGGCACGAAACCTTTCAAGAGGAAGTAGAGGCAAGTCGTGGCCTTGGCCGAGAGATCGTCCAGGGTCCAGATGGCAATTATTATTCCGTTCCCGTTCAGCCTGATATTGCCCTGCAAAAAGAGGCCCCGCCCACCATGCGGCAACGTCTCATGGACACCCTTGCGCAAAAGGGGGGCGAGGGCGGTGCCATGCTTGCCGAAGCCCTTCAGCCACCGGACGTTGGGGGTGGTCCTGGACAGGAGGAAGCGTTCTTAGAGCAGGACCCGCTCATATCCTCCCTGGCTGACATAATGACCGTCACCCCGCCGGGCGATACGGAGGAGTTTGACGCCGCCACCTTGCCAGAGGGCTACCCCGAGGCGATAGGGGGAATCCTCGGTCAGGCGGCGATAGGAGTGGCTGGGGCCAACGTCTCAACTGCCCAAGGATTGGCTGAGGTCTTCGGTGTGGACTTGAAGACTCTTGAGGAAATAGACCTCGGCGCAGACCCCGAAGGCGTCCTTGAGGAAACAGCCCGAACCGCTGGCTCTTTCATGGGCGATATACCCCTGATGGTCGGCCTAGGGAAAGCCGTCTACGCCATTCCTGGACTGAGCGCACTACCCCCGAATGTCATCTCCAACGGCATCAAGCACGGCCTCATCTTCATGGGCATCCATCAGGCCAAGGCTGGCAGGGATATAGAAAAGAAGGAGTTGGCCACATCGTTCGCTACGGGCTTTTTGCTCGGATTCCCCCTATCTATGCCCAATTTGCCCGCAAGAGTGGCTACAAGCGGCGGTTTAGGGGCCACGATAGGCTTTGTAGCAGGGGAAGAGCCACAGCAGATACTCCATCGGGGCCTTTCGACGGCTTTCTTGGGTGCGATCGGGCGGCGCCAACCCCTGGCTGATATCAGGGTTGACCGGGCTCCGAGGGCGAAGCGGGTCAGGACGAAGCCCCTGACCGAGGCGCAGCGGGCGGAGGTCGCCAAGGAGGTCAAGGAAGTCAAGCCGGCGGAGGAGCCTGAGCCTGATATCAGACTTGAGAAGCGGGCCCCCGCCAAGCCAGCACCCAAGGTAGAGGTCCCCACCAGGGAGGAGGTCTTAGCGCGTCGAGAGGAGGGCAAGGCCCGCCGTGAGCGGACCGAGGAGGCGAGGGCTAAGGCGTCGGCTGCTGTGGCCAAGGCCAAGGTGGAAGGCAGGGACGTGCCGACCCCCAAAGATAGACCGAAGGTCAAGCCCCTCGTCAGGAAAAAGCCGGCGGAGAAGAAGCCCCTCCTGCGGAAGGAGGCCGAGGTCGGGATACCCAGTACGTTTGCGGGGGAGACACCAACGAAGGAAAGCACTCAGAGAGATTTGAAGTCAGGTCGATTCGCTAGGGCCATTCAGCGGGGTGGCATCACGCCAGAGGGGGCCATAGCGCAGATTGAGAGGTTTGGCCTAAAGGTTCCAGAAGGACTGAGAAAGATAGCCGAGCCTGTTACCGCCCCCAAGAAGCCCCTCCTCAAGAAGGCGAAGCCGCTTCAGGGCGAGGCAGGAAAGAAGACTAAAGCCTTCGATTCCAAGGGCAGGGAATACGAGTTTCGGTTCCGTGTCGTCGAGGCCAATGAACTTATTACCTCTCACACCGATTTGCTTGGTGTGAACCCTAGATATCCCCAAGAGCTTCAACCTAGAGAGCGGAGCAGGGCGGCATCAAAGGCCCAAGTCGCCGAACTATCCCAAAAGCTCCGACCGGAGTTGCTCACAGCAGACACTCAGGCACTCGATACGGGTACACCGATTGTTGGGCCAGACAGCATCGTTGAGAGCGGGAACGCTCGGATAATTGCAGCCAGAAGGGCATATCGGGGGCACTCGGACTTTGAGGAACGGATGAAATCCCATCTTGTCGAACGGGCCAAAGGCTTGGGCCTTGACCCCAAGAAGGTCCAGGCCATGAAAAGGCCAATTCTTGTCCGTGAGCGGCTGTCCGAGGTTGACAGGGTGAAGTTTGTTCAAAGGGCCAATGAGCCACCTGTGGCTCGATTCTCTGCCCCTGAACAGGCCAAATCGGATGCCGCCAAGATAACGACAGAGCAAATCGCCAACATGCCGTCCATTGAGGGCAGCGCCAGAGAGCTAATCTTGTCTCCACTCAACCGTGAATTCGTCCGCAGCTTCATCGGTGAGCTTCCCACGGCGGAACAGGGAGAACTCCTTGACGCTTCGGGCAAGTTGTCGGAGCGGGGCGTTCAGCGAATTCAAGCCGCACTCTTTGAACGGCTTTATGGAAGCGACCTCACGCCGATCCTCTCCGAACTCACCGACGTAAACATAAAGAACATCATGGAAGGGTTGCTGGGTGCCTCGGGCCGTGTTGCCCGCGCCAAGGGCCTGCTTGACAAGGGGGATAGGCTCAAGGAACTAGACATTACCAAAGACCTTGTTCGGGTCGTGAGGCTTATCAGCGAGACGAGACGCAAGGGGCTCAAGCTCAAGGATGCGCTCGCACAAAAAGACTTCTTCGGTGCGGAGCTGACATCGTTCCAAAAGACCCTTGCCGAGGAGCTGCAAAAGCGATCTAGGTCAAGGAAGGACATAAGGGAACTCGTCGAAAACTACCACAAATTAGTCGAGGAGTCTCCTCATCCAGACCAGGAAGCGTTGTTTGGTGCTGAGAAACTGACCAAGGAAGACCTATTCAAGCGAGCGCTCAAGCGCAGAGTGACCGAAGAGCTGTTCCCGGCAACGGAGAAGGGACCGAAGCGGCTACTCAGACGCAAGGCTGAAATCCCCCCCGTCAGGGGTGGTCAGGACCCCAAGGAGGTCACGAGAGCCCTTACAGGGAAGATCGAGGGCGCAACCCATATCAGGCACCTTGAGAACATCCTAATCAAGCACCGTGAGGCCATCGAGTCCCTGCCCCAAGAAGACCAAGAAATCCTCGAATACATCATAAACCTCAAGGAAGAGCAGCTCGGCGGGCGGCTCGTAGAGACCAAGGAGAAGGAAGCGGAGTTTGAAAAGCTATCCGCCGAGGATCGCCAGCTCGCCAAGGACCTAGATATTGACATTATCGACCCAGCGGACATACCCCTGCTTGAGCATGACATCATCGAGAAGCTCAAGGAGATGGATAAGCTCGTCGACGGCTCCGAGTTCAAGGAGCTGTCGACCAAGCCGAAGCCGATTGGCATTTATAGAAAGCTCTTCAGGGCCAAGCGTCGGTCTGTTGGTGATGATGCCATGCTCATCGCCGTCAGGCACAAGGCGGCAAGGGACCGGGAGCTGGCGAAGTTCGGTGGCCAGCTACGCACTATCCTACATCCCTGGAAGCCTTCCCTCATAGATGCGATTGAAAAGAAACGGCTTGTGAAACGGCAGGGGATTTACGACTGGATGGACGGGAAAAACGTAGACCTTGACCCCGCCCAGCTCGAAGCTGTTCCAAAGATGCGGAAGCTCTTTGACGAGATGGGCAAGTTCTACGGGCAGAAGATCGTAAAGCATTACGCCCCAAGGCGAAGGGGCACCTTTCCTGATGCGGTCGCTAGGGAGTTTGCCCCCGACGAAATTGTGAACATCCATCGACTGGAGAGAACGGGCCAGATGGAGGATGTGCAGAGAGACATCTGGACGGCCGCGCTCGGCTACATCCGCACCAATGCCAACGAGAAGCACGTCAACCCAATGCTCATTGAAATGGCCCCGTTCCTCAACAAACTCGATGCTTCAAGGCGGCAGATCGCCGATGATTGGATTAACCATCAGATACTTGGGGTGCCAACGGAGACACAGAAGGCTCTCAACACCAGCGTCAAGAAGCTAGGGAAGATTGCGGGTCTCAACCTTTCTGACAGAGCCTACCAAGCCTTGACCCAGCGGTTTATGGTCTTGCACATGACCGGGACGATTGCTTGGCGTCTCAAGATGGTGACGAGGAACGCTGCCCAAAACTCTCTTACTGGGGTTTACTCTGGATTTGGTAACTTAATCAAAGCGAACAGTATGCGAAACACTCCCGAGGGGCGGGAAATACTAGAGAAGAGTGCAGCCCTGAAGGCGAGAGAGAATTTCTACATTGAGAACCAGGAAGACCAAGCGCCGGCAGGCTGGGATAAGAAGATATTTGACGTGGGCATGACGCTGTATCGGGGCATAGACAAAATTAATGTTAAGAACTCGTTCCTGGCTGAGTGGATAAACAAGAAGGGTCTTGACGAAACTGAAAGGATAAGGGCGGCCGACCTTGCGGTAGCCAATACACAATACCTCTACGGGCTCGATATGCCCGGAATAATGACGGGTGCTGGCAAGCCCGCTTTCGCTTACTGGTCCTGGCCCCTTTTCTTCACAGACTTCGTTATCGGTCTTGCGGAGGCCAAGAACACCGCTGCGTTCGGACGGCTTGCTGCTGTCACCGTCATGTTTTGGCTTCTCAAAGAGACGACGGGAATTGATTGGATGGGCTCAACCGCCTTCGGCCCAACAGCAAACCTTCTCAGGGGTAGATTTGGCCCCATTGCGGCGGGGACATTCTATGCCTTGAGGGCGGCGGGCGAGCTGTATCTAGGCAATACCAAGAAGGCCGAGAGAGAGCTTAAAACGGCGTGGCGGACGCTGAAGCCCGCAGTTCCCTTCATCGGGTGGCTCGCGTTCAAGGACCTGGAAGCGGTGTCCAAGGGCAAGGTCAAAAAGGTCTTGTTCCATACCGAGAGGGAAGCCAAGCCCCCCGACAAGAAACGCCTGATCCAGCGTCGGTCAACCCGATTGCCTCCGGCCCGGAGGCTCATAGGTCGGCGCCGAAGCATTGGCCCCAAAAGGCGGGCCATCGGCGGGACGCGCAAAAGGAGGCTGATAAGGCGATGACGGATCGAGACCTCGAAAGAGTGATTATTGAGACCGCCGCAGAGCTAAAGGGAATAAGGGCCGGTGTGACCAGGATGGAGGATGGCCAGAAAGAACTCTGGAAAGCGATAGACGGACTACGAGAAGTCGAGCAAGAAAACAGGATAGCAATCACCGAACTTAGTAGCATCAAGGGCACTCTCACAATACACCTAACCCTTATCCTTGCCACTATAGCAGGGATAGTTTCTCTAGGACTTTGGTGGATGCGCGTGGGGATGGGGAAATGAAGGAGACATCTTGGAGCGTTTCGCCCCCTAGAACAGTTGGGGATTTTCACGAGCGGGCAAAGCTCCTGTCTGACCTCTATCCTTTTTCGGTACACGGTGGGGGACGCACCCCTAGATACAACAAGAAGGTCGGGGGCAAGGACGATAGCTGGCATATCATGTGGCTGGCCCTGGACTGCATACTCGACGACCCGACGCAGGGGCCAGCCCTAAAGGAACGTGCTGCCCGGATGGGCCTAGAGGTCACGTTGAAGAGCAACGGCAATTTCCACATGGAACCGATGGGATGAAGGCCGAGAAGTGCTTCAAGGTGACGGCGGTTTGCCGACGGTGTACCCACAGACAAGTGATGCTGGTTGGGGCTGACGACAAACTTGAGGCCGAATTAACGACAGCGCGGGCGATATGTCGAGCCTGCGGGCCTCCAAGGTGGGATATAAGGAAAGTGGAGGACATGGAAGGCGAGGAATGTGACAAGCCGCCGGCGGACGATGCGATCCGCTGGCAATGAGGAGGAACAACCATGAGCAAAGACGACCAGATCATTGAGCTTTTAGGCGAGCTTCTCAAGGAAACCCGCAGGGGCCGAGGCGCAGACCCCAGCCCAAGCGTATCGGACCCATCGGCGGTCCCAAAGGGTGTCCTTGTCCCGCTCCCCGGCCCTCCACATGAGCACGACTGGCATTTGCTGGAGCACGGTGAAATAGGCCATCCGACAGGGTTTTACCTTGGCCGACGACCCGAGGACATGCACCCGCTGAACCCGCCTGAGTTTGTGGGCCAGCTCTACGACACCGCCTTCAACGACCTCGTGCCGTTCGTGGGCATGGTGGTGCACGTCTACAATAGGATGGAAGCAAATCTCGTCGTGTGGGATCACTTCGGGCACCAGTTTCACGTCGTCAAGGCGCGGCGCGGCGATCCGGACAACATCGTGCGCGAGAAGGCGGAGTCTGGCACGGCGGAAGAGCTGCCCGACGCGACGGTCGAGCTGTACGGCTACTCGGACCTCCATCGGGGGACCAAGGTTGGCTGGATTCCGGGCCGCAGCATCTTCTACGCTCCGCTCCAAATCGGGGTTGCATGATGGCCGACGAGGAACCAAGGCGCATCAGACCGCAGCCAAGCCGCATCATTGCGCCTTGGGTGCGAGGCGCATTGGCGCTCATCGTCAACGCTGGGGTGTTGTACCTCGTGTATCTAAAGATAAAGGGGGTGATAGTCGTACCCATACCTGGGGAACTTTGGATTACCGTAGGTCTCATCAACGGGTTTTATTTCGGCTCGCCAAAGGGGTAGGGGCATGAAAGTGCCCGCTCAAACCTATCGGGGGTATTCGTCTCGATGGACAATCCCGGCCTACAAAAACCGGGTCAAGGCCGAGGCTGCGTGGATTGGCTCCGACGGATGCTCAGGGGTGCCTGATTTCTACTGGATCGTGTGCCTCGAACACGACATCCACTATGCCACCCACAGGGACTTTCTGACGGGCGCACCGCTCACCAAGGAGGATGCAGACAGGTATTTGAGATGGGGCATCCAGTACCATTCTAGCCTGGGGCGGCAGTCCCCGATGGCTCTCTGGCGATGGTGGGCCCTCTCCAAGAAGAAGGGTATGGGGCTCGGCTCCAGGGCATGGGAGACCGGGCCAGAGAGGATGAAGCGCCGCTTGGCCCTGGCAGAATCACAGCCCCACAAAAACCCTTGGAATGAATGGTCGGCGTCGGCCTGATGGGTGTCTTGGAGTTCATCTTCTGGCTCGGTCTGATGGAGCCACCCCTTGAGTCCCTTACGCGGGGGTGGCTCCTAATCGTGCTGGTCGTGTGCCTATTCTGGTACTGGTACATAAAGCTGCCGGGGCTCGCCAGAAGGGATGAGGTGGTAGGGGTGGATCATCGACCCCGAAGCCCTCGCATAAGAAAATAGCCCTGTATGGCTTCCCCTCTCGCCCTTTCGCGTGCAACCGCAGTTTGTCCACTTGCCCTTTCACGTTCAATAATAAGCTGGTTCACCAATGCCCGTCTTTCTTCAGGCGGTAGTGACTCAAGATATTGCTGAAACTGTTTTTCTTTTTCCCTAGCGCGTGCTTCGGCACTTATTTTATACTTAATGTTTTCCATCTCAATTTCGCTTATGCCTAACGTTCCAACCCCAAGGAGAGTTCTTGCCGTAACCTTCACAACCTTAGAGCCGGCAGGATCGTCTTCATTAATAAGCAAGTTCGAACACCCAACCAAGAATACAGATAAAATGATTAAAGTTCCAAGTCTCATTAGTTTCTCCTCCCCTTTATAAATTAACACCTTGCGCTATTTTCCACAACTTTTTTCCTGAAGGGCCATTTTTCCCTTGACACCCACGTCCGGCAGGTGTATATTGTCCAACATGAAGGACGATAATAAAAACACCGTTGAGATGCGGATACGGGACGTTCCCAAAGACATCCACAAGCAGTTTACCCACCTATGCCTAGACGAGGACAAGACCATCAGCACCAAGGTAATTGAACTCGTTCGGGAATACGTTTCCAAAAACAAACACAAGGTATTGAAGTAATATCATGTCACGTCAAGGGACAGCTTCCGATAAGATAGGTTATGTTAACTCCCCCCCTGAATTCTTGATTTGCTCGAAGTGCAGAAAGGAAAAGCCACCGGGGGAATTTGCCAAATATGGACGGACTTGCAAGGAATGTCATAATCAAAGAACCCGAGAGTGGAGATACAAGAACCCCGAGCGCTGGCGACAGATATTAGCAAGCAGCAGGAAAAGAAATCCTACGCCCCTGCAAGACTTGGTGGCCCACCAAAAGACATATTCCAAAAGCAATAGACATAAAAGATGGGCGGCTGACAAAATTAGTTCTGCGATTAGATCCGGTAGGATAGTTAAGCCGACCGAATGCTCAAAATGTAGCAACAGCACTCCTAGCAAACAGCTTCACGCCCATCATCCTGATTACTCAAAACCATTAGAAATCATTTGGCTGTGTCACCCTTGTCACGGCTTGGAGCATCGGATTCATGACGCATAGTAAATCCACCAAACTCTTAGCGGTCCGGCCGTCCCGTCTTGCGGTTCCCACCGCAAAACCGTCATTCCTCCAAGCCTCGGCCGGGCCGCTTTTTTGTGAGTGACCCCATGAGCGCCTCTACCTGTAGAGACTGCTCTGTGCGTTCCCAGCTCGTGGAAATTGAGTCTAGGATTCATCGGGTTCTCGTCCACTTGGTCAGCGAGAACGACTTGGACATGGCCCACAGGCTCCTCGGCGAGACGACGGAACTGCTGGGGACGGTCATTGATATCAAGAAGGAGCTGTAGTGAAACCGAAGTGTGAGCGGTGCAAGCGGCTCGTTGAAATGAAATACCTCGGCCCGATGACAAATCGTGCGGTCATAAATCGGCACGGCCAAGTTCATTACTACCACGACCTCTGCTACTGGAAGCTAATGGAGCGTGTGGCGTGATTTCCTCTGTGGTTGTAGGCATGACACTTAAGAACGTCCTGGTGGGCCTACTGGTCGCCGTGATGACGGGCATGGTGGGCCTCCTGGTCCACCTTGTTATTTCGGAGAGCTGGGATGCGGGCGGTTGAACCGGCGGGGGATCCCAACCTCGTTATCGTAACTCAGCTGGAGGGTACGCTTCCGGTGTTGCAGGCCCGTCCCCGCATCCTTCAACTAGGGCCGGAACGGGAGAGCGAGACATGAAGGCCGAAGGTAGGCGCGCTGTTGAGTCCAACAATCCGGCTGTTTCTGCCATGACCCCTGTTCCGGCCCAAACCTCATTTCCCGGTAGGTGCGGGACCCTGGAAGGTATGTTGTTCCTGCTGGCGATGGACCAGCCAGGCGTCCCAAGCGCCAAGGAGTATTGGCAGAAATATCTGGAGAAATACCCGGAAGCAAAAGTGGAGGGAAGTGATGGGCGTTGATGCCAAGTACGGGAAGGTTGAAACCGAGAAGAAACCGATTCCCGACGATGAGCCTGTCTTTCTAGTCAGGGCCCAGGATGCGCTGTCGGGGCCAATAGTTCGGGACTACGCCATCCTTTACCTTTCCGTCACAAATGACCGTCCCGGCTTCAATCGGATTATCGACGTAGCCGAGCAGATGGACAGGTGGCCGACCAAAAAGGTGCCGGACTAATGTCTACAACGTGGACCAGACCACACTACACAATGACCTTTGACGCTCTCATAGACCATATCCTCACTGAGCACGAGGATTGGCTGAGGGAGCGGTTCAAGGTCCTTATCCGCACCATCGAGGACTTGGGCGAGAAGGTGGGGCAGGAGCAGCTCGAGGAGCTGGCCGAGACCTATGCCCACGAGATTGGCTACCCCCTCAGCGATGAACCCGACGACTCGCTTGTGGACTGCAAGCTGTGTCGGGACGGGGCCGCATAGACGAAACCTGCGGGTTAGGGAGGAGCACCATGTACGGACTTAGGATTAAGGGCGACATCGCCAACATGAAAGCTAAGAGGAACGCGGAGGATGAGCTTGTCGTGGACTTCGGGTTTGCGACTGTCGCAACAGCGCCGTTGCTGTCCAAGCTAGGCGTGAGCGCCGACTTGCTCAAAAACCTCGACAACCTCCAGATCATCAAGCTCTCTAGCGAATCGCACCGGGAAGAACAGCTTATCGAAATCTTCTCCAAGAAGGAAGGCAAGAAGCCTCGGGAGTCTTTTCCCGGCGCGATTGTCGCCGTATCGCTGACGGCGGGCGTGGATGGAATCAAGCCGGGGCTGAAGGCCACAATCCGGGTGGACGCGGGCAAGGCCGACGAGCCCCTGGCGGGTTTTCTTGCGGCCAACTGCGGCAAGACGTGGTGGATCGACATTCAAGACCGCCAAACCTCCATGCCTGGGTTGTAGAAGAAACCTACGGGCCGGGGAAGGTGCGCGAGTAGGTGGTCCCGGCGGGTGGCTTCGGAAAGCCATCTCCCGCCACCTACTCACACCAACGGGAGGAACAGGCCATGAGCATAGAGACCGTCGTAGAGAAAAAGCCCCACCTTTCGCCAACCCAAATACTGATGATGCAACGGTGTCCCGCCCAATGGTACTACCGCTACATCTGCGGGCTCGTGGTGCCACCTAGCGGGGCCATGACCTTGGGCTCTTCCGTTGATACGGGGATCACCCACAACTACAAGCAGAAGATTGAGTCTGAGGCCGATCTGCCGACGGACGATGTTCTGGACGCTTTCTCAACCGACTTCGAGGCCCGCAAGGGCGAGACACAATGGGGCAAGGACGAGGTTGCGGGGGATGTTAAGGACGACGGGGCAAGGGTAATCAAGGTGTACCAAGACGAGATCGCCCCCATCGTCCAGCCCGTAACCGTGCAAGAGATAACGCGGCTGGAGATACCCAACTTCGACTACGACCTGATGATTGTGCCCGACGTTGAGCAGACCGGCAACATCATCCGGGATACCAAGGTCGTAGGCAAGAGCCCTCCGGGGGTCAAGTCTGGAAACCCCCAGCCCCAGCCCCATCACTTCGTCCAAATGACGGCATACGCATTAGCAACGTCGGAAAGAACACAGGAACCCACAGCGGGAGGGTTCATTGACTACTGTGTTAGAACCAAGGAAGCGAAGGTCATACCCGTTCCCGTCAGCTTCACGGAAGCTGACTACACTTATTTCAAGAACATGATTGCGCTCACGGCTCGACAGATCGAGCTTGAGCACTATCCCCCGAACCGCCAGAACATGATGTGCTCCCGCCGGTTCTGTGGCTATTGGGAGAAGTGCCAAGGGGACTTCGGTGGGACGGTGAAGGAGTGAAGCCATGAAGATTCTAAAGCTGGAGGCCGAGAATTTCAAAAGGCTGTCCGTGGTGGAGATCACGCCACAAGGCAATCTCATTCCCATCACCGGCAAGAACGCATCGGGCAAGAGTTCGGTGCTCGATTGCATCTATGCCGCCTTCGCCGGCAAGGGGGCGGTTCCGGGCAAGCCCATCAGGGACGGCGAGGCGAGTGCCACCATTCGGCTGGACTGCGGCGACCTGATAATCACCCGGCGGTTTACCGAGAGGGATAGCTACCTGTCTGTGGCCAGCGCGGAGGGGGCCGAATACAAGAGCCCTCAGAAGATGTTGGACGCGCTTCTAGGCGCGTTCACCTTCGATCCTCTAACCTTCTCCCGCCAGAGCGCGGTGGCGCAGTTCAAGGCCCTGAGCGACCTCGTTGGCCTGGACTTTCAGCAACTTGAAGAGGCCAACATTGTAGACTATGACGAGCGCACGGCCCTAAACCGCAATGCTAAGAGCGCCAGAGCCAGCGCTGAAAACATCCAGGTTTCCGATAATATACCAGAGGATATAGTTGATACCTCTCTGCTTGTGAACGAACTGGCTGAGGCTGGGGAGTGCAACGCCAACATCGAACGGGAGAAGGAGAAAAGGACGTCACGAACACGGATGATTGATGCCATGCTGGAGGAGGCGACCGCCCTAAAGGCAAAGCATAAGGCCGCAATAAAGGAGATTAACCGCCTGGAGGTAGAGGCCAAGCAGGACAAACCCCTTGCGGAGCCCATCGCCATCACCGACCTTCGCCAGCGAATCGAAGTTGCGGGAGCGACAAACGAAGCCATTATCTTGAGAGACGAGGCCAGGGCGCGCAAGAAGGAATATGCAACCAAGGCCAAGAAGGCCGAGGCCGAATCCAATATGCTTACCAAGCACATCGAGGCCCGCAAAGAGCAAATTGCCAAGGCCATTGCCAGCGCAAAGCTCCCCATCGAAGGGCTGTCCCTAGACGACGGACAAGTGTTCCTCAACGGCATCCCGTTCGACCAATGCTCCTCCGCTGAGGTTCTGAGGGCCAGCGTTGCCATCGCTATGAGTGCGAACCCGCAACTCAGGGTCATCCGCATCGAAGAGGGCAGTCTGCTCGACAACGACGGCTTTGAGCTTATCGCTGAGATGGCGAAAGCGGAGGACTATCAGGTCTGGATCGAAAGGGTCAGCGACAACGGCAACGTGGGAATCGTCATGGAGGACGGCCACGTTAAGGCTGATAACCAAGAGCCTGCGCCCCACAACTTATCCGAAGAGCAGGAGGGGCCCCTGGAAGGCCAGGAGCCCCAACTGTTTATCGTGGAGGATGAGTAGATGAGTGAGAAGAAGGCTGAGAGCCCGATGGCCGGGGTCGCCACGCCCAAGATAGTAGCACCGGCACCGAAGGGCAACGACGAGCAGGCCCCGATACAGGATGCCGAGATTTATTTGGTGATGGAGAAGCGGGACGAGGCCCAAATAGTCGAGGCCCTTGAGGGGCGATACATCGAGGAGTTTGTCTACGAGTTCCAATCGGGCGGGCAAAAGGTGGTGGGCCTCTCGTGGATGGGCATACAGGAAGCGTCCCGTGAGTATGGGGGCATAGAGTGTCCCATCGACAAGATGAGGATCGAGCACTCGGAGTCCCATGTCACCGTCACAATCGAGGCCAAGGACATCAAGACCGGCTCCGTCCGCATCGGCCGCTCCAAGCAAGCCCTTCGCATGAAGTTGAGGTCGGGCAAGTTCATGGATGATGAGTTTGCCGACCAGAAGGCCATCAGCAAGGCCCAAAGGAACGCTATCCGCCAGCTCTTGCCACAGACCCTTCTCAAGCAGTGGATCGAACGGCACCGGGACGGGTCGGGCGGGGGGAAGCCCCCGAAAGCGGCGGATAAAAAAGGGGCAACGGGTGACGTAAGCCTGGACATATTGCTGGACAAAATGGAGCTGGCCGAGACCATTGCAGAGCTGTCGGCCATCATAAACGAACACGCCGATGTCTGGAGCGGGCTCGAAGGAGACGCCCGATCCGAGTTCCACGCCGCCCGCGAGACGATGATGGACAAGCTCAAGGCGGCGGCAGGAGTCGCGCAAGAAGAGATGCTATAGCCGGGGCATTGGGTTGTTTGTCGGCTAGTGTCAAACGGTTAGGGGCCGGGGATTGTGTCTCTGGCCCCGCCCCGGCTTCACCCCCCAAGGAACGATGAAGCTGCTTATTTGGGCCTACCGTTCAGATATGTTTCTTCTGATAGTCCCCGCCATCATTGTCCTCATCCTGTTCCTGTTCTTTTACGGCTCCATCTCAGGGCTCTTTGGCTTCATTAAAAGGCGGCGCGACTGGAGGCGGTTCGATGGATGAGCAATATTGCCCCACCTGTAATGCCCGCCACGAGTGGCCCTGTATGCGTATCTGGCAACGCAGGGTGCTCCTGGTGGCCTTGTGTGCGTTCGTCGTGCTGGGGCTATTCCACGCCCTCCTACCGTTCTGATGCCTCTCAGAATATGGATAGCTAGGCGGCTTGAGAAGCTGATTGCGATTGTTTTACAGAGGCGGGTAATGATTATAACCGAGTTTCCGCTATTTCGCTCCCACGACCACTTCATCCGTCGCGTGCCAGAATTTGAGGTGTTTGAGGTGAGGAAATGACTAAGCGTCGGGCCTGGCGCAAGCGCAAGCGGCCAAGCAGTAAATTAGATGTTCGCAAGACGACAAGAATGTGGGGCTTGGTATTGCTGGTCTGCGTGGTGACGGCGCTGCTGCTGGTATTTGTGGTGATACCGTCATGGCAGAGGTTCTAGCTGTGGTTCGTCAAGAACTTGCCCAGGAGCCGGTGGCTTCCAGAATTGCCGCCTTTGACTTGGGCAAAGCTAACACCGGATGGGCGATGAATCGCAACGGTCAGACGCAGACAGGTCATATTTCGTTCAGCCATGTAGGGTGCCACGGTGAACTATTCTGCGAGTTCGATACGTTTCTGCGCGAACATTACGACGACCTATTTCCTTGGGAGTTTGCGATTTACCTTTACAGCCACTTGAAGGGCTCGGCGGCTGTGTCGGTTATTGTAGGGATGCAAGCAATCCTGCAAGCATTTTGTTATTCCTTCGACGTAAAAGTAGACACCGTAAACGACAAGACCCTAAAAAAGTGGGCCACCGGGAATGGAAACGCATCGAAGGGTGAGATGATGGACGCCTACCGGGAACGGCGCGGGTGCGATCCACTCAGCCACGACGAGGCCGATGCTTGGTGGCTGCTCCAGTACGCACAGCATAAGCTCGCAGGGACGGGGCCGGGATGATACCCGACGACAACACCCTCACCACCGAGGAGGCTGAGGTCTGGACGTTGCTTCGCAACCGACCAAGAATCTTTGCTAAAAACTCTTGGTGGCTCGCTGGAATGACAGAGATAAACCAGCGGGCATTACGCAAGATTGTTCAGGCACTTAGAAGGAAAGGAAAGGCCATAGGCTCTTCAAGCCAAAAGCCGGCCGGGTATTGGCACCTAGTCGACCCCGAGGAAAAAGAGAGGGTGGCTGCACAGCTTCGCCGCCAGGGGCTACGAACCCTAGAGACTGCGGCGGCTATAAAGAACAGCACCCCTGAAGAAGAGCTGGCCGTGGCTCAGATGGAGCTGCTCTAATGCGCTACCTCTTCACCCGCTCCCTGCGCTGGCTTCGTGAGCTATTTGAAATGATAAGAGAAGAAGCCGTCTATGGTCCACACGGAGAGGACTATTTCCATAAGGTCAACAGGGAGATAGAGGAATGAAAGCCCCCGGTAAGTGGTGGGTAAAAAGCTGGCTACTCGGCATCTTTATTTATCTTGTTTACTTCGCAATTATGTTTTGTACGCTTGTCAATGCCCAGCCCGCCGCCTCGTAGAACGAATGGAGCCAAGCAATGAGCCGAGACTTGACCGACCATGTTAGGGAGAGGGATGAATCGGAGGGGCCACCCATGAAGCCCATAACCGACGACGAGGCAAAGGCATTTCTAGGTCTATTCGACTCGATTGACCCCGAACCTTGGGAGGCGTGGCAAGAAGGGGGGAAGGGGCTTGGGGGCCTCGCCTACGTTATTACGCCAAGGGGTGAGTTATGCGTAGGCTGTGACAAGGACGGTGACGCAGACATGGGGATGGCGGCATGGATAGTCGTAGCTCGGAGCCTTGCGCCTCGCCTACTCGCAGACCGCACCGTGGCGATGGAGATTATTGAGGGGCTACTTGCAGATTACGACTTGGTTGCCAAAGAGTCTAAAAGGGCCTTTGTGTTCTGTCACCATCATGGGTACAAATATGAAGGAAATGTTGTTAAGCACTACAATGAAAAAGCCCACGCCCTAATCGCCGCAGTGAAGGGAGGGGAATGATGATGGACAAGAGTGCGAACATCTTTACGATGGCCTTGTGGCTGTATAAGTGCTTGCGCTGTAAAAATACTTGGGCCTCGCCAGATGCGGCTTGGGAGTGTCCAAGGTGCAAGCATAACCAGTTTGAGGTTAAGAGAGACGAACCAAAGATAGCGAAGGGAAGTCACGCCCCTAATCGTTATGCCTAAGTAAGGAGCCCCGATGAACGAGCGCAAACGCAAGATGAGCAAGGAGCGCATCGAGGAAGCGTTGGAGCTATGTCGGATGCTCGATGAAGACATAGCAGTGGCGGATTGGTTTGGTTGCTCGGAAGATATAGTTAGCTACATAACCAACAGCCGAATATTCTTAAAGGACCTCATCCACGACCTCCGGCTTGCTGATGTCGAGATAGAGAGGTTGCGGAGAATTGAGAAACGAGAAGCCGAACATGACTGCTTCAAGTGGCTTGATGGGTGGATAGAACTTTATGAGTCCGATGGGCCAGCAGACGGCAAGGCTCAAGGCTTCATAGATTGGGTGAATCAGCAACCAATGTCGGGGGGCGGGTAATGGAACCGATGGACACAAAGCAGGAGGAGGAGTACGGGCGTAAATTTGCCCAAGAAATGCAACCCCATGTCTGCGTGTGTAGATATTCTCCAGGCTATAAAGGCGAGTGCAAACTAAAAGCCGAGATAGAGAGGTTGCGGGGCCTCGTTGTTGAAGCAATAGAACTGGCG